CTTGGAAAAAGCAGACCACTAAAGGAGAAGTAATTAATTTTACAATCGAGAATGTTAAATACTCAATGTGGGTTAATGCTTACAAGACAGAGGATAAGCAACCAGATTACAAGATTTATTTAAATGATTTCAAACCTAAAGAAGACACGGAAGGATTGCCGTTTTAATTATGCTAACTAAAAATAGAGATGTTTCAATAAGACAACTAAAGGAGTTGTACTATGCTCAACGTAATACCCACGTTAAATTGCACGAAATGATGTCGCAGTTAGGGTTGTTAGGCTTAGAAGACAACGAGCCTTTAGGTGCGGATATAGGTGCGAGAAGCATCGTTAAATTAGTTGAAGAGGTATTTGAATGCGATATATCAAGAAGGGATAGGAGTTTAAGAACTACCTTTGGTCGCAAGGCTGCTGCTTACTTACTCAGAAGGTACACTAAATTGAACCTAAAAGAGATAAGCGCATACACCGGCACTAAAGACCATACCACCGCAATTCACAATATCAAACAAGCAAACAACCTAATTGACACGGAAGATTGGTTTAAGGACAAATTAAAAAGAATTTGCCAAAAGATTGAAATTACGGAAAATTAGTTTATATTTGTAAAAAGACACATAGACGAACTGCGAACCGCCTATGTGTTTAGTGGTTAAATAATAATAACCCTGGTAGTTCGCAGCTATCGGGGTTTATTTTTTTTATGGCAAAAGACCCAGCGTTTTTATTTTATCCCGGTGACTATGTAAGTGGCACTATGGGAATGACATTTGAAGAGAAGGGAGCATATATGGACTTGCTTATGCTTCAGTTTAACCGAGGGCATATGAACACTCATATGATACAACATACGGTTGGTCACTTGTGGAATCAAGTGAAATGCAAGTTTATTCAGGATAACGAAGGTTTATGGTACAATGTCAGGCTTGATGTTGAAAAAGAAAAGCGTAAAACCTTTACTGAGTCAAGGCGAAACAATATGAAACCTAAAGACAAACCCTCATATGAAACCCCATATGAAACGCATATGCAACACCATATGGACTCCCATATGGAAAATGAAAATGAAAATATAAATAAAGATATTAATACTAATAAAAGTAAATGTAGTTTTGAACAAGCTTTTGAATATATGGCTAATAAAATTAGTATAGATTTAGCTAAGATTGAAGCTGAAAAGTTTGTAAATTACTATACAAGCAACGGGTGGAAAGTAGGGAAAAACCCTATGAAAAGTTGGACACACGCAGCAAATACTTGGTTAATAAACTCTAAACAATATGCAAAAGGAACTACAAACAATCAACGAAAGCTTGATAAAAACGAACTCGAAAACCTTAAAAACTACAACTATATCCACTCTACTTCCTATGGAGCAGGAGATTATGACCGCCTTTTCGGGGGAACGAATGAGGAACATAAACTCTACCATATTTAAGCAGAACCTTATTTACCTTATGCAGCTTGTAGGTATTAACAATCCTGGAGATGTTAAGTTGGCAATTTTAGAAGATTGGATAAGGACCGAGTACGGAAACTTTACAATAAACGAGGTTAAAGTAGCGTTTAAGCAAATGGTAGCCAATGACTTTATAGACCATTATCAAAACTTTAGCCCTGCATACTTTAGTCAGGTAATGGATAGGTACAAGAAAAAAGCAAACGAAGTAAGAAAAATGATGCCACAAGAACGAGTTGAAGCAATCCCACATCTTACCGATTTAGAGATAATTGATTACTCTTACCAAGAATATAAGCTTTTAGAAAACCGAACTTTTGATAGGTTGTTTAATCCACTAAGCGTATTTACAAAGCTTAATAGTACGGGCATCAAGGTATGGACAAAAGAAGATGGAGCGGTTGCTAAAAAGAAACTAATGGAAATTATCACCTACAAAGCTAATAAAATGGACATAATAAGCGCAAAGCAATACCGAGACGAATGGACTGAACAATGGTTAAAGAACCAGGCTCGAGCAGTTGCCGTAGCTTTATTTTTTGAGGAACAAATAAAAATTGGTAAAGTTTCATTTTCTTAATATAGTTTTGTAATATGACCGCAAACGAATTAACCAAAGAAGCTATCAAAACTCTAAATAAAAACGGGTGCTTTGTATGGCGTAACAATAATCTTGCAGTTAGGGGTCGCACCTTTATAGGACTTAAAGGAGTTCCAGATGTAGTAGGCTTTCACACTCAAACAGGAGTAGCGGTTTATTGCGAAACAAAAGCCATTGGAGATAAACTTAGTAGCTATCAAATAGCATTTTTAAACTTAGCAAAAACGGCAAATTGTTTTTGTTACATAGCAACCGAAGAGAACGGCAAACTAACCTTAAAAGAATATGAACAAGAATAGCATCATATTAGAACTTTGGGAAAGCCGAGAACTTAAGGAAGCAATAGACAAAATGCAGCCTGAAGATTTACGAGACGATTTAAGAAGTGAACTATTTAAGGTGCTATGTGAAATGGACGAGGAACGTTTAATTGATATGCGTACACGCAACGTATTAAAGTTCTACTTGGTTAGGACAATGATTAATATGATGCAAAGTAACACAAGCCAATTTTATAGAACATACCGAAAGCCTTTAGAAGTAGAATTAATAGTACACGATAGAGACGAGGATTTACTAAACAAAGTAGAAGACGAACTATCAAAGATGCACTGGTACAAAGCGGAACTTTTACGAGTGTATGCTATTAAGCACAACTGCAACGCTAAAGAATTAAGCAGGGTTACAGGCATACCTTATATGTCAATACATAGGGAACTAAAATTAACCAAACGTGAACTTAAAAAACAATTACGAAAATGATAACATTAACTAATGAAGATAATATGGAGTTAATGTCACGTTATCCTAATGGATATTTTGAACTTGCTATTGTAGACCCTCCTTATGGTATAAATAGATTACACAGTGGAGGTATGCCTAAAAGTAGTGGATTTAAAAAATGGGAACTTAAAAATTGGGACAAAGAAATACCTAATAAAAAATATTTTGATGAATTAAAAAGAGTTTCTATAAATCAAATTATATGGGGCGGTAATTATTTTACTGAATTTTTAAAACCAAGCCAAGGATGGATTTTTTGGTTTAAACAACAAGGAATGACATTTGCAGACGGAGAACTTGCTTGGACTTCATTTGATAAAGCTACAAGGCAATATGACATGAGTGGCATGGGTGGAGCAAATAAAATACACCCAACTCAAAAACCAATTAAACTATACAAATGGCTTTTAGATAAATATGCAAAGTCAGGAGATAAAATACTTGATACACATTTAGGTTCTGGTAGTATTGCAATAGCTTGTCACGATTACGGATTTGATTTAACCGCTTGTGAGTTAGATACTCAATACTATGAAGCAGCATTAAAAAGATATAATACACATATACAACAAATAAAAATGTTTTAATTATGATAATTATAGCAGCGATATGCTTTGCAATATTCTTTGTAGAGATACACCAATTTCATAGGAAGTGGAAATTAGATTTTAAGCCTTTTAGTTGCACGAGTTGTTTAGCAGCTTGGACAGGATTGGCTTTATATTTACTACCTGCAATATGTACCGATATTATTGCGTTTATATTTATACCAGGAGTGTTAGCACCTTTACTTTCAAAATTAATGTGGAACTTATGGAAATAGAACACCGCAAATTTTTAGATGACCACGTTGGTAATTGGCATACAGTCCAAAATGGTTATGTGCGTAACATCGATTTAGACATCTTAAAAATGTATGAGCATATATACCGCAAGTATATGAGCCCAGATTTCATACTAACAGTATGGTGCGGTAATTGTATCTTCGATATGATTAAACGCTTGTATACTTGGTACGAAGAGCAACCTAAACCTAAAAATAAAAAAAAGAATGGCTAACTTTATCCACCCTACCGCTATCATTGGCGATAACGTAATTATTGGAGATGGCAACTACATTGGTGCTTATTGTATTATAGGCGACAAAGCCGAGCATAAAAAGTTCTGGCAAAAAGAAAAAGGAAAAGTATACATAGGCGATAACAATGTTATTACAGGACTTGTAACAATAGACGCAGGTACGGAGATTGATACCTTTATCGGTAATAATTGTTTCATAATGAAACACGCACATATTGGACACGATTGCACAATTTTAGACAATGTTACAATAAGCTGCGGAGCAAAAATAGGCGGACATTCAATTATAGATCAAGGTGCTAATATAGGAC